TAGCGCCTTTAGCGGCGTCAAAAAGTGCAGCGCCCAAAGCGCCCACCGCAGCCGTAGCAGGCAAAAAGGCTTTTTTCATAAGCAATCCTGCCTTAGCAGAATTAGTCTCAGCCTGCGACAGTTCCTTCTTAAACTTGTCAAGCCCAGTACCAACATACTCGGTAATAATTGGAATAGATAAAGCCATTACTTAAGTTCCTTTTCTACACGGCGCACCACGTTAAGCATCGCCTGTTCCATTTCGCCCTGCACCTCGGCACGCTTACGAAACAATGCAGGCCCAAGAACACGAGAACGCCCCGGTGACAACTGCCCTAACTGATCGCCGAGGCGGTTGGGGGTTTTGCGTCCTGCGGTTTCCCACACTGCTGTCGCCACGTCTCGCTGCTCGATAAGGATTACTGAGGTAACACGGCGGTCGCCTTGCAATTTGACCTTTACGCCACGAACCGCTTTAGCCACGTCATACGGAAATATTTTGCGGTTGCCTGCTGTCCAGTTGCGAGACATACCCGACAGGGGCACACCAATACGCTGGTAGGTGCCTTGAGCCTCAACAATGGCGGGCTGAGCAATACGGGTAGCCTCTTTGCCAAACTCCTTACGCAAGCCCGGCTCAATCTTGTTAAGCGAACGAATAGCATCCTTAGCGCCGACAATCTCTACTTTTGCGCTAACGGGCATTTTTGTTTTGTTCCTTGACTATCGCATCAACCGTATGGAGGTCTTTAATGTCGAAGTCTATCCCATTGGGCCAATACCCTGTGCGAAGTAGCAGAGCTGCTAATGCGTATCGGTAAGTGGCCCTTGGGTAGGGTTTTCGTCTGCCTCTTGTTCTACTACCTCAATGGACACGGCGCGTTTAATGAAGTCGTCAAAGACTACGGGCACTGTGACGCCGTGAACCTTGCAGGACTCGTACGCAAGAAATAGCAAATCCTCATAGCCAATACTGGATGCCATTTCGGATGCTTTGCGTTTGTACTTGCGCTCGTACTGCACAATGACATAAAGGTTAGTTGCCACCTGTACGGGGCCGTCCCCTAGGTCTACTGCAAGGGTTAGTTTCATATTGTCTCCTTAGTCGGGCTCAGAGTATGAGCGGTTTAAACGGTGGTGTCTACGGAGTACACGCCACCAACAAAAGTAACGTCTACGGTAGAAAGTTCGCCCATAGTGGCGTTAATTACTGGAAGTTCTGCGAGGAACGCACCAGTAAGAATAAAGCCGGGGTTTGTAGCACCATCAGGGGGTGCAGCAGGTTGCACTCGAATTGTGGTTGTGGTGCCAACAAGGCTTGACAGTGTGGCGTAGGTTTCGGACGATGCGTAAGAAAGATACATCGACAAAGTCACTTCGTGGTTGCCTAAACCCTTGACATACTTACGATCAGTGTCACCAAACGCGGTGGCTTCCAACTGGTCAAAACGATGTGTAACAGTAGCTGCTGTACACTGATCGGTGAGGTCTACGGAATTGACCGTCACGACCGGATTGCTGAGATAAGTTGATGTTGCCATTATTCTGACTCCTTGTCTGTGGTGATGTTATCACCTTTAGGTTTTGCTGTTTTGGGTTTTCCGACTTCGATAATAAAACCGCCAGCGATAAGCGCGTCTAGGTTTACGCCCGCCACGGGCACAAACTCATCGCCGGGGGTTCCGATGCGGGGGCTGACAATCTTGTACATGGTTTCCTTACGATGTTTGGGCTTGGACAGAAATAACAATGTCATAAGCGGGATAGTCCGCGCCACCAATAGACACCGCCGTAGGGTTACCCGACTTCACGGCGACATTCTTGGCGAGCAGCTTGGACGCAATCTGCAATAGATCACGCAACGCGTCAAGGTTGCCGGGGCCCGAGCCGATTATCTTTACCGGGAAATCAATACGCACGATGTTGTAGTTCCACGCATCAAAAGAGGGCGCGTCAATAAACACACAAGACGTAGTTATCTGGCGGGGGTCTATCGCCACAGGCAAGCCTGTAATGGTCTTGAGCGTGGCTGTAAGGTCGTCTAAAGCCTCGTTAAAGAGGTCGGTGTATGGTAAGGCCATTAGGCAACCTGCGGGCGGTTAATGCCCAATAGTTGCAACACCATAGGCGTAATGCCGTTAGCAGGTGGGCTACCCATACCGTCAAAAGACGCCAGCGCCGTGTACGAGCCTTGCTGACGGAAGTACGCAGCGCCAATCATGATTGTACCTAGAGTGACATCGCCACCGGGGCTAGTCGTAAGACTGTCCTGCAAGTAGCCAGCCTCGTAACGCCTACGATAAGCAAAAGCGTTAGCAGCTGCGGCGCACTGCACCAACAGAGCAGCGGCGTTAGTGCTAGTCAAAGGAATGTCAAGATAGTTAGATATCTGCGTGTTGGTAATCCAAGTACAGGTCAATGTCCAAGTGACAGTGCCTAGCACCTCGGCTTCATACTCAAAGTTGTCGCCAACATCAACAAACAGCAATTGGTTGGGCCGTGGCACTGTCTCATCAAAGATAAGCGAGCCGTCCGTCTCAACCCCTACGTACTCGTATTGTGGGCAAGCCAACACTAGAAAAGTGCCGTCAAACCCGTCACCAAGCCCAGCGATAGTAATGCTTTGACCGGGGGTAATGTCGGTGTTCGTAAGCGTCTGGACGACTGCATAATCGTCCAAACGCATACGCGACGTAATATTAAATACCGCCATGACGGTACCGCCTTTCGGGATTAGGCGATTGCGATTTCTTTAACCTGATCGCCGTCTGCGATAAAGGTCGAGACGTATCCGTAGTAGGAGAATGTGCGACCCAGTGTGCTTGGGACTTCCACGCTCATAATGCCACGCACTTGCTCGTAGAACTCAATAGCAGAGCCACGGGCTACGGTCATGGTGTTAGCTGCGAATGCACGATCTACCACAAGGTTGAGGCCGAATGGGTTAAACGTGTTCATTTGTGTCACGTTTGCTGTGCCCATTGCGTTCACGCCCATGAGGCCTGCTGCCGCAGTGTACGGAAAAACTGGTCTGTCATCTGCGTCGAGTTGGCTGCCCAATTTTTTCCAAACATCGGTGCTGACAAAAAGATGATCAGGCAGGAAGTTAGTGGCCTGCAAAATGTCGGTAGCGGCATCGTAAATCGCTGCAATAAGTGTGCTTGGGTCGTTTGCGGTCACTGTCCAAGTAGAACCTGATGCGGTTCCACCGTTGGTGATTGCGTTACAAGCCACAGCGTCCGACTCAAGCATGTATTGCCCTGCGAGGTCTCTGAGGATAATTTCGAGCGCCGCCGGTGAAGTGAAATCGACATCTTGTACTGACAAGGTTACTTGTCCAGCCAATGTGGTCTTGCTCACAATGTTGCTAGCGATAACTGGGGTGCGTGCCGAAACTGGGTCTAACTCTGGGCTTTGGCTGCCCACTTGGGTGTGGGTCGTCCACGTAGGGCGGATCCAAGTCTTGGACTGTCCACCGTCTGGCATGGCGCGAGCGCCAACTGCTGCGACGACTGGGCGGATGTAGTTGAGATCGTCAAACACTGGGCCAAGCACTGGCACAGGCAAAAGACCGGGCGTGTCTGTGGTGAGTACGTCACCTGCAGCTGCTTGGAGTGCTGTCTGCTTTGACGCAACAAAGTCACGCACTGCTGCGTTTACGTTTGCGAAAGTTGTGCCGCCAATATGCATAGCGGCCATGTACTCGCCTGGTGTGGGAAGTGCAAACTTGCGCTTTGGCTGTGCTGGAATTGGTGCGGTTGGTGTAGCGGCCTCTACGACTGCTTCGGGCTGTACTGCGTCCACGGTTTCTGTCTCCTCGACTTCGGTTGATGTGGGTTCTGTGTCGGGTTCTTGTGCTGATGCTAACACTTTTTCGATGACTGCACCTGCAAAAGCAGGAATTGGCACAAGGCTTAATTCCAGCCACTCAGCCTCAGTCACAACCATTGTGCCTTCATCATCATAAGAAAACTTTGTGGGGTTCACGCCAACACTTACAGAGTCCAAAACCCCGTCTAGCGCCAGCGTAAGTGCTTCGTCTCCGGCGGCGGTTGCAGAAATACGAGCTGAAAACATCATGCCTTCCTCGGTGTCCACGCGCTCAGTCACTAAGCCAACTGGCATAGACGAGTCGTGATACATAAACAACTTGGGTGCCTTGCCCTCAACGGGTAGCGCGCCCTGCTCAAAACGTACTTGTGTACCGTCCGACACTGTGGCGGTCTCACCGTAAGGTACGGCTACGCCAGTGATCGTGCGGGTCTGTGTCTCGCCTGCGGCGGCGTCAATGGTGACGGCTTGGGCGTTTAACTTAATCATGCTCGGTTTTCTCCTGTTTCGACTTCTTCTATGTTTTCGTTGCGGTTTGTGTTGGCGGTTTCTACCTCGCCTAAGTATTCCTCAAAATCAAACTCCACGTAAGTACCTACTGGCAGCACACTGTTGCTTGACAGGGTAGAAGCGATGCACTCGGCGTAGGTCTTAGTGCCATACAGCCATAGATCAACGCGGGACTCACGACTATTGGTGTAGGCGTAAGACCCTGTAGGTACGCCCAGCAGGTACGGCGGGATATTGCATATTTGGGCCATTTGCAGTGCAGAGAATTGCGCCGACTCGATAAGCATCATCTTGTCCGGGGTTGCGCTCGTAGCCTCATACGACAAAAACTCGTTTAGAGCTGCTGTCTGGTTTGTTTGGCGGGCGGCGTTAAACGCTGCTGCAAGGTCGGCTAACTCTTGACCGCTTAACGGTTCGCCGCCAGTTTGCTTAAGAATGCCGGACGGAATAGCAGTATTAGCGTTGCGGTAGCGTGCATCCTCAATTTTTAATGCTGTGCCAATGGCCTGCTCGGATGAGTAAATCCAGCCTTGCAAGGGACTAATAAACTGCACCACATTAGCGGGG